GGGGTGACACTTTTCCTCAAACGGTATCTTCCATCGTCTTTCGGACGAATGGAAAAGGAACCGTCCCTCAAACCTCCTCTCAACGCGAATAGAAAAAGACCATCAGGATTGAAGATCTTCTTCTTTGCAAATCGCGGGACTACAACTTTCGTATCAGAAACATGACACATAGCTGGGTCGGGTGATAGGTGCTTAAAAAGCACTGAACCATTACCGTCCAGTTTCATGTACTGCTTCATGACGGCGAAAGGAACATGTAGCCCAACCTCCACAGGCATAGACCTGGGTATAGGAAGGAATCGTACTGTATTCCTACAGTACGACAACGTCCTACTAATCGCAATATTAGTCCTCGCGGACCAATATGACAACAGGTTGATGAGAGCATAGCGTGAACTTTCGGTTTGTATACTTTTAATGTACACTGGCCGAACGTTGAATCCGTTAAGGAAATCGGATCCACACGATTCACGGAACTGTCCACTTGCAAAGGACTTGGTAGCATTGATACGGAAACCACAGAGTTCCAAAAGTGACTTCATAGCATTGAAACAGTCAGTTTCAATGATTATGTCATCACCAAAGACTCCGAAGTTGCCACACCGATGTTTATCGCCGCTTGTAAAGGGCCGGGAAATTGCTTTCCCCCGGACCTCGTAGACGGCGACTACCATACAACTAAAAAGTAAGGTCTGCAATGGAAATGTAAAACCATTTCCCATAGTAGATACCATACTCAGCTCTAACTCCTCCCCTTTCGGGGTCTTGGTCGTATTGCTACGCAAGATTTTCAGTATCGCGAGGATATTCCTCGGTAAACACTGTTCTAGGAATTTAAGAGCTATCGAATCTGATGCACTTTTCAAATCTATAGTGGCAAAATTGCCATTAATAGATCCAATCCGGCATAACTCACGGTTCAAGTCAGGTTGCGTATCGAGAGAAATTCCAAATCTCTCCCGTAACACTTGTTCTAACTTATCGCCGTACGCCCGCTGAAACCACATGTTTAACGTGGGTTCAGCACAGATGGACCTTGTTGTATCATTCGTTTTTGGTACAAAACTAAGGGTGCTGCATCGAATATCAGGGACAACCCCAAAATGGAGCTGCCGAATAAATTCGGCAGATAGCCATCTGGGGTTAGAACTGACAAATCGCATGTAAAGATCATGGATTGATAAGGAAGAGCATGTTAAACGTGATCCGTACAGTTTTGAATACAGATCAGTGTGTTTAACACCAGCAGCTACTCCTGGGCCTTGATTTCCTTCGGAAGCAAGACACATGAGGTTACCTACATCGGCAACACTATCAATTAGAACATCGTGGAGGACCTTTTTAAAGGTCCCCCACAAAATGTCCTCATATAGCGACCGATCTTCCTTTAGCTCCCAAGCTTCGCAAAGTCCGATGGACTCCTTGAAACCGGCCAACGCCACGTCATCAGCAGATTCTGCTTGTTTTGTAACTAATTTCTTAGTTATATTATTAAGTAGGGCAACTGATGCGTATTGGTGAGGGCCCATATCCGGGTAAATGGGGACAGTACCGCCTAAGTAGGCGGCTATCTCTTGATCCACCGAAATGTGAGGGCGTAAATCTTCGATGAGATGTGCATAAAGAGCTTCGTGCGATAACGCCATAAAGTTCCTCCAAGGTTAAAGGTTAAAAACCATTTATTAGCTAACTTTGTCATATCTATTGTATCCTACAAGACGAACAGTTGATCTATATAGTAGTGTATCGCGAAACTTTGGTCCCGTTTGGACGGGAGTTTCGAAACACATACCCCATAGTTGCAACTCTTCTTCTACCTGAGCGACTGTCATATTCTTGCTAAAAACAAGAACATGCAGAACAGAGCCATCAGCGCGCATTATATCCAAACCCTCGGGCGGTTCTTCAATAAGCAATGTAGCACACCTAAATGCCTCCTCTTTATGCTCGCTATCGGAAAGACTACGAAAGTCGAACTTATAGCGGTCAATAGAGTAAGTATCGGGAGTACTGCCAGCTGACTTGTAAAACCAAGCGAAAGTAAGGGTAGTAACGTTCATGATGATCCTGCCTCAATGAGGACTTAGGTTTAAGTAAAGAACAATTGCCGTAAAGGCTAAAGCGATCCAGAGATAACACTATCTCCTAAAGCCGCAGATATCTGCGACAAACCGCCTATAAGACATGATAAAGCTGCACGGACAGACTCAGGATCCTTGATCTCGGCACCTGCCGGGATATCGAGCGTCACGGTTGCATTCATCGTCTGGAAATATCCAGTAACGACTTCAACACCTTTTCGCACGATGACCTTATGAGTATTCCGCGAAGCAGACAGTGGCTGGCCACTCACGTTACTAACGGCCGGGCTCCCTTTAGGGGAAATCGGTCCTAGATACGTGAATGTGAATGGTTTCCCAACGACGTTGGATTCCACACCAGTTTGTGTCCCGCCAAGAGCGGAGATCACATACTGTTTGCCTCTTGTCCCTGGAGGGACTTGGTCAGCGGTTACGGTATACGTAGGACTGGTTAAGCCAGTTTGCGCAGTACCAGTAATATCGGTGACGGTGATTGTCATGGGTAAAACTCAACAGTTATAAGGTGCTTGTTTAAAGGACCTATAGCAAAGGGATTACCTTCGCATAAGGCGACGAATAACTTCGGACACGTTAGTGCGCTGCTCGGTTAGGGCAGCCATATTAAACCACTGTGTAGATAGCGCAGGTATATTGATAGTCGGGATAACCAATGGAAGGTTATCTTTGTCCATCCTAGACCTGCGATACATTACATGGCGGAAGAAAGCCGAAGAATCACCAACACGGATGTTTGATGGGATGAGGCCTGCATTTCGGAACAATATATCAGAGTAGGTCGAATCACCGATAAAATGGTAGTCGCTAAGACCACTATACATATCGGTTAGACCTACACTGATTATGTTATCAGTGCAGACACCACCAGCCGTCAAACAGCTGCTAATATTAACAAAATAATCAGCAACATACGAGAGAGGTAGCAAGTTCCATACAGTAGGTATGAAATGCCGGGGAGCAATCCCCATATTCTCCATGAATCGACCAGGTCGACCCACATCCCTCCTAACTATAGCCCAAAACTTGAGTTTCCTTTCACCGACAAACACATGTCTGCCGTTCCAGTGAAACCAAGCGTTGGGGTCAGAGTATCCAGGAATTTCTTCCGAGATATTAACTGGCCAAGGAAGAGAAACATTAACTTTGGCTGACGACGGCATGTTGTCAAGGCGCTCATTAAGCGCTTTGCCAGCATCGTTGATAGCCATGACTAATGGTTTCCAACCATTGGCATACTCTAGATAGGTTGACGAAATAGTTCTGGTAAGGTTAGAAATGTTTCTTACTGCCCGACACCTTCTCTTTAAGGTGTCGAGGTAAGAGAACATACCGTCCCATAACCCTTTCGCCGGATGCGCAATACCGTGTAATGTAGCTCTGAGTTCCCCAAGATTCTGGCCACCGTCAAATAAAGAATTGACTTCGCCAACCTTGTTAAGGAACCTAACAAAGAGTAGGTTAAACTTATCGTCGGGTATAGCCGGGTAGATAGGGCCTAGGAAGTCGCCACCAACGGCATGCATAGCAATGCATCCGTTGACTGACAACGACCCAGTAACTCCATCGTTAGCCCGGTAGGACAACGACGCCGAAGTGTCAACACCATGAGCTTGCTGCTCCCAACGATAATAGTCGGTAGCAGCATCTTGATGGTTTGCAATCACAGAATTGTGATTACTCAATCGGACACCCTCACGCTTTTTATTACGTACAAACGTCTTTAGTATATAGTTACTATCAAAGTAACCATTGCTATTTTGGTTTGACCAAGTAAGAAGGTAACGGTAACCGGTATGTACATCTTCGAGGATAGCCATAAGTTTATAATGCTCCATTAGGCATAAGAGTAAAAGTGATCACTACACTTAGAACAAGTGAGGACACCTAACCGGCGGAAGCCGCAAGGTTATTAACACCCTCGTTAAAC